GGTATTTTTAATTATGACGAAATCCCATTTTGATATGGCAATCTACGAATATAATTGCGAAGAGCACGGATTGTTTGAACGGCTGGTTAAAATGTCTGACTCTGACAAGCCACAGCCTTGTCCTGTCTGCGGAAAAGAATATCCTAGAAATGAGATTATAAGTAGTAGTGGCTCCTTCCAGCTGAAGGGTGATTGGTTCAAAACAAAAGGAACATATTAAACATGTCAAGATTAGATGAATATATTAAACGATACGAAGGATTGCATACTGCAAAGGATAGCTTCCGTGCTGCGCAAACAGGAAAAATTATCCCACACGACCAGAAAGAATTATTCACTGGTATTCAGTTTCTACGCAAATTCCCAAAACACTTAAAGCGTATCACAGAAGAAAAAGGTCGCGCTGTAACTTTGCTTGATTATGGTTGTGGTAAAGGTAATATGCCATGGCGTCCATATGAATCGTATAAAAATGGTTTGTGGGGTTTTCTGCCAGATAAGATTCAAAGCATCTATCTTTATGATCCATGCTTCCCACCATTTTCTACCAAACCACCAGAAGGCTGGCAGTTTGACGTAGTTGGTTGCGCTGACGTTATGGAACACATCCCAGAAGAAGACGTTGATACTGTGCTTGCTGACATCGCTTCTTTCTGTAAGCCAGATGGAGTTCTGATGTTCTCTATCTCTGGTAATAAAGCATTCAAATCATTTGAAGACGGTGAGAACCTACACTGCACAATTCAATCTATGGATTGGTGGAAACAGAAAGTTGAATCTGTGTGTAAGCGCGATTATGTTTTAATTCATACTGAAGATTCGCGTGACCCAGTTGTTGATACGGTAATCGGTAAAAGAAAATGAAACAAGACTTTACAGTATTCATAGGTTATGATTCATCACAAGACGCAGCAGCACACGCGTGTCGTAGATCTATCGTCGCACAAGATACTACTGTTCATGTAGAATATATTAAGCGTTCTGATTTATTAGAGAACGGATTATACTGGCGCAAAGACCACGAGTATGAATCAACCGAGTTCGCATTCACACGATTCCTTACACCATACCTAAAAGGGTATTATGGTTATGCATTATTTTGCGATTCAGATTTTATCTGGCGTTGCTCACCTCGGGAACTTCTCCAAAGAGTTGATCCGCTCGACGCAGTCACGGTCGTCAAACACAACATCTCACCCGAGCAACTCAAAGAAGAGAAGATGAATGGTAAGAAGCAAGTCTGGTATCCTAAAAAGAACTGGTCGTCTATGATGTTGTTTAATTGCGAACATCCTAAGACTCGCGCTCTTACACCAGAAGTTGTTTCAGAAGCACCTGCCAGTTATCTTCATGGCTTAGAATGGACTTGGGATGCATCGGTAGGTGAAGTTGATAAGACGTATAACTATTTGGTCGGATACTACAACGACAGAATCGATCCTAAAGTGTTACACTACACTGACGGAACTCCTCTACACGCTGGTTATGAAAACTGCGAGTTCGCAGAAGAGTTTATGAAATATGTTCAACCAAGAACTGAATGACAGGTCTACTGCCAAACTAAGAGAATATTGTAAAGGGAAACGTGTATTGCTGGTTGGTAATGCAGCTTCCCTTTTCAATCATGAGTATGGTGACTTAATTGACAGCTATGATGTGGTTGTTAGATTTGGCAAGGGCATTCCCACAGTCGAAACAAAGAAACATCTAGGAACCAAAACTGATGTTTGGTTCTTCGGTAGCTTGCGCGCGAGTATGTTCCAATCATGGAAAGATGCTAGGTTCAAAATATTTAATTACACGCAGATAGGGTTGTATGATCCGAAAGCAACATCTCTGATGTTTCCATCTTGTATGGCTACTAATAGATTTCAAATCTATAAAGATTATTTTATTCTTGGTGATTCTGATCTCCACAAGAAATTGATCTCAGAGATTTATTCTCCACCAAAATCTACAGAGTGGAAGAAAGCACCCAGAATATCTCAGGGTACAATGTGTTTTCTTTATTTCGATAAAATTATACAAACACAATCTCAATTAGATTTCGTTGGATTCGATTTCTTTGAGTCAATTTTGAAGTTCGAACTCGGCGGAAAACAAAAACAAATATACAGTTGGCACGTTCCTATTCCTATGGATAATCATGAACACAATCCACATGGAGCCGATAAAGAAAAGGACTACATATTAAAGAGGGTTAGTGAGTCAGAAAACAAAATGTTCATACATCCTATGAATACGGATCTCTCTTCGGAAATATCAACTAAGCTGATTAACAAGTATAGACCAGGAGCCATACCAAAGTGAAGTACGAAATATGGACTATGGATTCTTGTCCTGCTTGTATTATTACTAAAGAAATATTCCAAAAGCATAACATAGAATTCACAGAAAAGAAAGTGTTCAAGGATTTTAGTATCCCAGAACTCGAACAAGCAACAGGAAAACGAGCATTACCTTCTATCTTCATTGATGGAGAATATGTTGGTAGCTCTGAATGGGTAAACGAAAACTTTAAGGATTAATTATGAGAAACATTATAATTTTTAGCAAAACAAACTGCCCATACTGCGTATCGGCAAAACAATTTCTTTCATCAAAGGGATATACTTTTGAAGAAAAGATGGTCGGTGTAAATGCCACGCGCGAAGAGTTGCTTGAAGCAGCACCAAATGCTCGCACCGTTCCGCAAATTATCATCGATGGTAATCTAATCGGCGGTTACGATGACCTAGTAAAGAACTGGAATACTATCAAAGAACAATATCTACCCGAACAGACTTTCTTGGCAGAATAATATGATTAAGAATAAAAAGATTTTGGTAACAGGCGGTCTAGGATTCGTAGGATCGCATCTAGTTGATAGTTTAGTCGAGCATAATGACGTCACCGTAGTGGATAATCTTTCTACTGGCGACTTGTTTAATATCAACAAACAAGCTGTCACTTTAATTCAAGATGTAGAAACCTTCTTCAAGGCTAGTGACGAAGACTTCGATATTATCTTTCACTTCGCTAACTGCGCGCGCATCGCTCGCTCGTTCGAACACTGCGAAGAAACTTTACTCAACAACTATAACTCAACTGTTGCGGTCTGTGAGTATATCAAGAAGACCAATCCGAAAACAAAACTAATCTTTGCTTCGTCGTCGACCACCGAATTCGCTGACAAGCTAAACAACCCATACACCTTCTCAAAGGTAGTCTGTGATGAGATGCTTCAGCTATATCGCCGTCACTTCGCTCTAAACTTCGACGTAGTTAAGTTCTATAACGTATTCGGCTCGAAACGCGAAAGTCTGCTCGGCGATTACACCACCATCATCCGCAAGTATATTGACTTGTACGAGAAGGATGAGATGCTAGTGGTTTACGGTACTGGCGCACAAGCGCGTGACTTTACTCACATCGATGATACGATTGATGCGTTGCATATCGTAGGAAATCTATCGAGCGAGGGCAAGACCTATCATATCGGCACAGGAAAGGCGACGCAAATCCTAGAAGTCGCGAAAGCATTTAGACACAAATACCATCATGCTAAACCGCGTGATTATGAAGTTGCGTTTGTAATGTGTAAAGAACCAAATGTTCCTGGTTGGTCAGCTAACCGAGAAGTGATTGAATGGGTTACAGAATGGAGAGATAATAGTGGCATTCGCTAAAGATAAAATGGCACCAAACGCCATGGGCGGCACAGAGCTGATGAAGCATGCGCTTGCTTCGCGCATGCCTGAAGGATTGCTGGATAATTTCCAAATCTTCATCTCGCGCGTACACGAGGATCTAGATCCAAACAAAATTAAAATCTATTGGCATCAGGATCTACCTTGGGATCCTGCGGCGACTCACCTAAAAGAAACATGGCAACAGTTTGACCACATCGTGTATAACTCGAACTGGCAAGCTGATATGTTTAACAAGTATCTTGGTGTTCCTTATCATCGTTCTTCTGTTTTAGAGAACGCAATTGAACCTATTGAATATAAAGTCAAGCCTTCTAGAACTGATGGTATTATTCGTATTATCTATCACACCACACCGCACCGTGGACTAGAACTCCTAGTTCCTGTGTTCGAGAAACTATGTGAGAAGCACGACAACATTCAACTGGATGTTTATTCGTCATTTAAGATTTATGGTTGGGGCGAACGTGACGCACAGTATGAAGCCTTGTTTGAACGATGCAAGAATCACCCAAAGATTAACTATCATGGGTCGGTTCCGAACGCAGAAATACGCGCAGCCCTGCAGGATGCCGATATCTTTGCTTATCCAAACATCTGGGTTGAATCGTCGTGCATCTCTCTTATTGAAGCGATGAGTGCAGGCGCAATCTGTATCCATGCTAACTATGGCGCACT